ATCAACAGCCCGTGCTGCAACGTCAATATATTCGTTTGCAAAATTTCCTAAGAATTCGCAATCTTGAACTGTTAACATTGTACAAGCAGTAGTTAAAATACCACCAGTAGCTGTTAGTCCAGAAGTTGAACCGTAAGCCAAGAAATCACAGTTATGAAATTCTGCTCCCCAACAAGCACCTGTAAGTGTCATAAGGTCTGCTGCCGTTGTTGGCTCAAATTGAACATTATAGAATCGGCATCCGAATCCAGCATTAACTGGTGCGTGATTACCTTCAATAGATGTTTTCGTGAACCCGTTCATTGAACCTACACCAATAACATCCGTTTTCTGTGGGAAGATTATTAGTGTTTCGATGAAACTGTCTCCTGCGATATAAACTCTGTTTCGTCTAGCCCGACGGTCTGAACCACGTGCAATATCTGCATGACTTGCTGCAAACGCAACAGCCAATGTCTTGTATGCTGTACTCCAGCTTTTACCGTCATTTGTGTCCACACCAGAGTTTCCGTCTACGAAGAATGTAGAACCAGATGCTCCTTGTGGTCGTATGTTACCATCGGTATCTATAACTTGGATGCGTTCTCCGCTTCCATTAGAAACCCAGTAGTCGTGTTTTGTTGCCATTTTTCTTTGTTTTTTAAGAATTTGGGGGAGGGAATTACGCCCTCCCAGTAGTTATGGAATTTCACCATAGCAATAGCTTATAGACTGTTAGACAGCCCCTGTGGAGCCATATAAATTAAAAGGCATATTATTAATACCTTGTTTCCAGAAACCAGTTACGTTAGAACGTACTGTTTCGTTGTTTTGTTTAATAGGCTCATTCATTGTTGGGAATTTCTTAATACCCATGTACAATGGTGATTTTGCTTGTTTTGAATCTAGTAAGAACCAGTAAGCAGTATTTGCTGCTGAAATCCAAGGAGTTTCAACGATAGTATATTCTCCTTCGTAAAGGTTAATATCGTCAATAGCTACTGGTGAAATACCTTCTGCAAACAATTTTCGTGCCATTCGTGATGCTGCACTACCTGTTTTAACAAGGATAGTGTCGTAAGTCTGTGGCATTGGGTCGCCAGCTCCGTCTAGGAAAGCTCCACCAAAAAGTGATGCTGCGTCCATAGCAGTTGTAGACAATGATGCTGTTGCAGAATTGTCCCATGCTGTTGAGTCGTCTGTGTTCCATGAGTGAGAACCACATAGTGCTACAGCATCTGGTGCTGCGTAGTATGTAGTTGCAAATGCGTAGTTCAAGAACTTGTGCATTTCTGAAACGAACAAGAATTTGTTGTTCATAAGAACTCGGTCACGCTCCCGTGTCAAGAAAGTCTGTACTTTCGTTGATGTGTCATCCATTTTCTCACGTGCCGTTTCTGACACTTGAATAGCACTACCAAATCGTTTTGTTTCGAGAGTTACATTATAACCTTCTTCTAAGGCAGTTATGTCTGGTGTTTCTTGCTCTGCAAGTTCTCGTGCACCACTAATACTTTCTGTTGAGTTGAAGATTTCACTCCACTCATCTGTTGACTCTATATTCCAAAAAGGAAGAGCCATATATTTTTCAATAGAAATTTTTGAACCGTTGTCGAACGACTCTTTAATTCCTTTGATTTCTTCTAATGCGAAATCTGCTGATACAGCCATTTTGTTATGTTGTTAGTAATTAAAATATTGGTTTGTTGATGCGAACTCGAACTTCATCAGTTGAGCCAACCGTTCCTGCGTTTTCTGAAGTATCAATCTTTAGAACATCTGTTGCAGATGCGTCAAGGTCGATAAGTTGTGTTGTGTCTTCGATGTCATATTCTCCTCCTTTATATGTAACTGCGAAAACCGCATCCAACGTCCCTTTAAGTGTGAAATCGTTTCCGATTGTTACTTCACAAGTGGTATCACCAGTTGCAGAGCCTTTTGGACACCATGCAATAGCAGCACTTGCTGCAACTGCTTTTATGATAAGTCCAGTGTCAATGGCTACCAAGTCTCCGGCAGCAACTACTGTCGCTGTGTCGATAGTACAAAGTGCTAATCGGACTTGTTCGCCATCTACTAATTTGTATTTAGCCATTATATATGTTGTTAGGAATTAGAATAAAGGTTTGTTGATACGTACCTCAATATCTGCCAAGGAGTCTACTACTCCAGCATCCTGTGCAATCCCTATTTTCACAACCTTATAAGTTGTTCCTCCAGTAACATCAATATCTTGTGTTGCTGTAATGTCTACTTCTGTTCCTTTGTATGCCACAGCAAATGCTGCGTCTCCGGGTCCTGTTAATGTGAAATCATTACCAACTGTTAGGTAACAAGTTGTTTCACCATCCGCAGACCCCTCTGGACACCATGCTATTGCTGCGGTTGTCTCTACTGCGTCTACTGCTAGTCCTGCTGTCATACCAGCGAATGCTCCTGCTGGAATAACTGTTCCAGTGGCAACAGTAACGGCTTGCATACGGATTTGCTCTCCGTCTTTTAGTTTAAATGCCATTTTAATATGTTATTAAGTTTTACTAGGTCTATACCCCTTTGGCAACGAATCCATATACCTTGCAGCCTTCGCTTGCTGCTTAGTCGTTTTGGTTTTCGTTTTTGCGTCACCTCCACCCATTGTTTGTTCTTCCGCGTCTTTCAGCTCCTTTTCCTTTAGTGCTGCGCCCATCTTCAAGAAATCATCTAAAGGTATTGCTCCTCGTATAACTTCGTCAATAGGTACTTTAGCTCGGTTAGGGTCTGCTAGTCGTTTCCGTATATCTGCTGCATACTCTGATGCTGCGGGATACTTTAACAAGAATTCTGATACTGCTGTTTCCTTTTTTGCCTCGTGTTTGACTACCTGCTGTATAAATTCTGCGGAGCCAGTTTCGGGTTCTGTAACTTCAACCTTTGGAGCAGTTTCCTTCTCCTCTAGTTTAGTTTCAAGGTCAGCGTTCTTTTGTTGTAGACGTTTAAATGCTTCTGCTTGATTCTTTTCGGCAGTGGCATTATCGACTACGGTTTCGGTGGTTGTAGTTTCTTCTGTCATTTTAGTATTGGTTAAAAATTATCAACACGTTAGTGTTGCCTACTCCAGATGATATTCTGGCGCACTTACTAGCTACGACTAATAAGCGGAGTTGTGTATAAAAACCCATCGTTGTCCAGAAGGGGAACCGCAACCCGGCTGAACAACAAAAGGCTTTCATGCCTTCTTTATATATATACGTCCTGTGAAATAGCCTCCTGTTTCTTATTATGTTCTGATAACTTATTACAGTTAGTGATAAACGTAAGAAACTCTTTTAATAACATGTTCTCTGTCTGTGCCTTGATAAATTCAGTGTTCCCGTCTAACTCTTTGTTGTCATAGAAACTAAAATCCCAATTAGCAAGGGCTACGTTTTTAGATTTAATCGTATGTTCTATTGATTGAACGATTATCTTGAACCCTTCGTCCTCCTGTAGTGCCTCTAAGCTCTCTAAGGCTTCTCCTGATAGTTGCGGTATCATTATCATTGTGTCTTTTTTATTAAATATCCATACATCGTTCGTGATAACAACTAGGACATAGGCATACCTCTACTATCTTGCCATGAATTTCTTCTGCATAAGGACAAGTAGTTTCTTCCCCTTTATCGTTGCCACAGTCGTCGCATTTCATGTTATGTTTGTTTAGCGGTATTTAGCGTTGAAGGAGCGTTAAAGTTCTGGGCTCCTAGCTGCGGTGCTTGTTGTAACTCCGTTCCCTGTGCCTGTTGTGCGTCTAGCTCTTGAACTTCCCCTTGAATGTTCGGATTCTTTGCTTTTACAGCTATCTGTTTCAAGTGGGCTTTTTCGTGTTTGTTTTTGGCGTTGGTATCAACCGCCTTCTGTAGTTCTCGTAAGTGGATGAAATCATCATCTGTTGGGCTTACTGGAACATTTTTATTATCACTAATTGCTATATTCTCTTCTTTCTGTAGAATCTCATCAGCAGAAGGCTTGAACAAGTACATCATCTCTGTTTCTGTCCAACCATTAAGTTCTGCGTTCTTTCGTGCCAATAGCTGTTTATTAACAGAAGGGTCAGCAGCTAGAATCTTATATGAGTTCGTAAAGTTGTTTAATCTCTTTAATTTCTCTGCTTCTGCGACGACTGCGCTTTCTACTTTAATATCAGGGTCAATAAGCGATACTATATTGTCTCTACCGAGTTTTCTCCATCCAATAGCACCATTGAGTCCATTTAGACGCATAACCTTCTCAGAGATAGATTTAGTGAAGTGCATTTTGTACATCTTATACCAATATCGAGCAAACGCCTTCTCACTCCATCCAATAATTCTTGAAGAAAGGGAAAACCTCGTGTCAGCACCTTCGCTAACCGTAGCAATCTCTGTTGCTGTTTTCCCAGACCCAGCTAATGCCCCCTGTTTTATCTCAGAGGATGCAGTTGCCTTCTCTGCCTGATTTGACAAAGTATCTAAAATCCATTGTACTTCACTAGAAATCTGACTCCGCTGTATGGGCTGTATAGCCCCAGACGGGTCTCCTTGTACTCCAATATGCTTATTAGGCGCAAAGTTAAGGTCGCTTTCGCTATTAACCTTATTAATATCGTACATGTACATGTTATTTGAGTTCGCTTCTACGCTAAATAGCGCAGCGTTCAATATACGTGCTCTTGCCCTTTGTTTGTCTTCTAGTAAGTCCATAATACTTGCTCCATCCCAACTTAATGAGTCTGGATAAATAGTCTGGTCAATTACTCCCCATTGGTCTTGGTCTTTTAGTTCAGTAAGTCGTACAACTAATGTTTGTCCGTTTGACATACCTACCACAACCCTCTTCCCTCTAAAGAAGGTAAGCCATTCCATAATAAGGTTCTGGTTATTTTCTCCAACCACTGTGTGTGAATCAGTAGTAGTAAATCCTTGTGATTCCTTAATCTTACGTTGTGCTTCACTTAATGCGAAATTACTGTTAGCATCTCTTTGAATACTGTCAAGATTCTTATATACCTTTGCTTTTTTTAGTTCTCGTTTCGTCAATAAGATTGGTCGTCCACCATATCGCATAGCCCCTCGTCCCATAGCGTCCCCATTAACACTTTTGGCGTTAGGGTCACGGTAAAAAGACATCATATTGACAACTTCTGGTACTGGTGTCTTTGTTTCTCTATCAAACTCAAACATATAACATAAAGACCGACCAAAGAATAAAGTATTCCATAGCCAGTGATAATCTAGCTTAGGTTTCTCCATTATTACACAATCGTATTCATATAACGGGTTTAAGTTCTCAGCGACACTACTATCTCCTTCTTCTCTTGGTATAAATCGTGTTCTCTGTTCATCTGAGTGTAACGAAGCTAAAACTGTGTTAAATATAGGAAACGCCAAAGGGTCACCAATATCTGCCTCGTTTCTTTTCTGGTTATTAAGCAACCGTATTCGTTTACGCCATAGCTCCCACTTAGGCAGCATATAAGTCTCAGAAGTGGTCATTTCTGATTGAACCTGTGCTATCAGGTCTTTGTATTCTTTTTCCGTTAGGTCGAAATTGTCGTCTAAATCTTTAAATGCTGTCATTATCTTTGTTTTTACAAGTAAGGGTCAAATGGATTATGTGTTTTCTTTTTTCCACCGAATATCTTATTAAATACTCCTTTTTTTAACTTCTTTGCTAATAGTTCCATACATACATACCGTATAGCGTCTATTGCATGGTTGAAGGCATCTACTGGCTGGTTAATTAACGCGCCATTCTGGTCTTCTTTCCATTTATACTTCCTAAACTCCTTTAAGACGTTCTGTGATTCCTCAGTAACCCAAATCTTCTGCTGTTTCATAAGGTTTATTCCGTAATTAATGGAATCTCGCCCTTTTGCTGCTGGGTTTACGTTATACCCTCTTCTCTTTAGCTCTTCTATACTCTTGGGTTCTGCACAGTCCGCATAAATCATGTCATGCTTGTCGAACCCCATTCCGTCTAATTTATCGGCTATATCCGTATTGGTTAGCCCCGTTTCGTAGAATATTTCATCTAAATATAAGTCTTCGTTGAGTTTATATACTCCCACAAGCGCGGAAGGGTGGTTTGAGTACCCGAAGTCCAGTCCGTATGCCATAAGTTTCGCTGTTTGTGGTATTCCATTACGTATTGACTCGGTGTTTTGAAACACTTGTCCCGTCATACGACCATACTCACCTAAAGCGTAAATTCGCCAGAGCATCTTATCGACAGTTGCTAAGTTCTCTATCTCGTCATGCTCCTGCTTTGACATAAAAGGGTTGTCCCAGTGAGTTGATAACATTATGTCCACATCTGGGTCTTCCTTTCTAACTGCTCGCTTTAACTCTAACTCTTGGTTAAGCCAGCTATCAGGGTCATCTGGATTAAAGTCCAGAATTACCTTCTTCCTAGTACGCATATTCAGTTGATTGAACTCCTTTTCGTAACTTAGCTCATTCGCCTCATTACAATATAGAAAATCACGCCTAGGACCACGTACCTTTTGCTCATCGTCTGCCCCAAAGAACTCTACTATCCTCATATATTCACCATCATCGTAGGTGAACGTCTTATTTGTCTTATTCTCTACAATTAGCTTCATAAAGCCATTATCTAACATAATTGCCTTGAAATCACGTAATGCAGCCTTATCGTGAGTTGCGTTGTGTTTACGTACTATTGACAATATGCTTAATCCTTTGTTTTTCTCATCTACACCTAACAATGTTCCAGTTATAAGCCAAATAGCTATCATCTGACACACTGAATAGGTTTTTGTACTACCAGACCCTCCACGAAGAAGAAGTATTCTCTTCCTACTCTTTAGGAGTCTCGGAAATAGCTTCGACACCTTCATGTCCAGTTTCTGCGGTGTTTTTGTTGTCATGTTGCTGTTCTACTACTTTAAAAGTAATCTGTCCTATTCCACCTAGTCGTTCTCCCTCTTTCACTCCTAACTCAGCCAACTTACCAAACCGCTTTGGTTTCATAAGTGCCATATTCTTTAATCTAACCTCAGTACGAAGTCGTGCCTTTAACACTCCTTCCTTTGTCTCAGGACAATCATCTGCAATAGCAAGCGTCTGTTCGCTTAACGCCTCTGTGCGTTCTGCTGTAGCTCGGTCATACATGTCCCTAAACTCATTTCCTACTTTCTCAGTACCATGGTTTCTCATCCAATTAAAAACACTGGAAGAGTGTGGCATCTCTTTATCTTTACAAATACCTAAAAGGTTCTCCCCACTTGCAACTCGTTCACAAATAAGAATACCCATGTCTGATGTATACCCAGATGGTCTTCGTGCCATATATATAAAAAATTAAAAACTAGATTTGCGGTTCTAGCTCGGTTTTGGTTCCTACCATGAATTAGAGATGCGGTTCAATTCATACCAATAAGATAGGATGGTTAGATTCACTTACTCGACTTCTTTATTTACTTGGTTGAGAAGAAAAATATATTTCTTACCCTACACTTAATTATACCACGGATATACTACTTCTGTCAATAGCAAATAGCACGGTGAAATTTTTACTACCATACGTTGTCCTCCGCATGTTCAGATATACTGCGGAAAAGCGATGTTTGTTTCTCAGGCAAAGGATTTCCGTACATGTCAAGTTCTATGGGATACATGAACGAATGTTCGTAATCAAATCTGTCCCAAATATCATCCCAAGTGATATTATATAGAAACATAAGCGGTGCTGAGTCAAGTTTAATTATTTTCATTGTGTTTTATTTTACTCCGGTTGACCCAAACATCATAAATGGCAAATTAACTATTCCCATCTTTCTCTTATCTATATATATAGGACTCTCGTCTGAGACAAGCAATATCCATGCTGTATCACTTTCTAATTTATCACTCTTTATAACAGTCATTCCTTTTGGTAGCGCAGCATTTCTCGTTCCCTTTTTAACAATAATTCTATCAAACTTCTGCGGATATGGATTACCGCTAGGGTCTTGAAACATCTTTCCCCATAAGATTGCTGAATTAAGTGACTCTGTGGTTAACTTTCTATTAGATGAATTATTCCACGTCATATTAGTACTAGCCCATCTATGCTCACCAAAAAGAGGGAGAGCGTCAGGAGCAAGGAATTTTAATCCCGTAAACCCATCATTATATATATCATAAATGTCATCACTATTTGTGTCTCTCCCTATGTCTGTGAGGGTAACAGTATATCCTTCGTCGCTAGTCTTAATTGGTTTCATTTTGATTTATTATTATTCTATAAATTCTGCTAAATAAGCGATTCTGTCTTCTGCGAGTGATAGTTGTTGAGTATGGTATTTCCAATCAACGCAATGGTGTATGATTTCATGGTCATCATCTTCTGAGCAATGAATTTCTCCACCAAGCATCTCCATTCGTTCTTCATAGAAGTGAGCCGTGGTTTCCTCCCCCCAAAAAGCCTTCGCAAACTCATGTGAAAAGATAATCTTATCCTTACTAAGCCATAAGTAATCCTCTAAGGAGAGTTCTTTGTTCCCAAGCATGGCTGGTAGCACTAAATGCTCTCCGGGGCTGTAAGCCCCAAAGGAATTATATTCTGCTATAGCCAGTATCTTTAGAAACAACTGTTTTTTATTCATTTATTAGTCTTTATTATGTTTCCACATACAAATATTCGCTGTGTCCCTAAAATTTGGTCTTACTTTCGTTTTAACTCTTTTGCAAAACCACCTTGTTAGGAAATTTGATTTCCTGATAAGCGTTTGATATACGTAGGTTTGCTTAATAACAGCAGCCCCAACGGGCTCCCACCCCTCTTGTGTCTTCTTATCCACGTCTATTTCAACGCTAATAATATTTAATCTCGCAATTATTGAGTATTCTATCATTGTTTATTATTCATTTATTTTTGTTTCTAATGGCAATAGCTCAACCTTCTTTAAAATCCTAGAATTTTCTAATTCCAATTCCTTCAACCCATTTTGTATTCGTATCACCATGTTAGTCGTCCGTATGTCATACCTCTGTGGTAATTCATACTCAACCTGAATAGTGACTTTAACTTTTTGCATCCCACTAACCATAGCACAAAACAATAGAAAAATCAATAGCCGATAGCATAACCCCTAAAATGTCATTACATTGTAATTACGTTGTCATGACAAATTAGTATAGTTATGCACAATTATGTTATAATATACATCTTACCGTGCTATTTGCTATTGACAGAAGTAGTATATCCGTGGTATAATTAGACGTAAGGTAAAAAAAGTAAAAAACTTTAAATAACAATTAATTTTTAACAAAACTCTCATGCCAGTACCAGCAACATCAAGACAAAAGGTAACGCAAGCGAAGAAGAATAAGCGACCGGGGGCTTCATATTTAGGAAAGAAGCGTAACCTTTCTTTGAAAAAGAAAAAGGCAACACCGAAGCCACATATAACAGTTGCTCCAAAAGCTACTGCTAAAACAACAACTACGCCTAAAGCAACTACAACCGCAACTCCGGCTAAAACAGGTACAAAGAAACCAGTTGTAGGATATATCGCAAAAAACACAGCTAAACTAAAAGCAGGAATCAAGAAACGAGGGGCAAGCCCTATGCGGAAAAAACGATTAGGGAAAATAGGAAGACAAGATAGCTCAACGAAGTTCTCTACACAGAGAAACCAACGAAGAGGAAGTATTGGAACAAAACGGTAGAAATGGAGTTGACAAAAGAAGTGAAGAAGAGTAAGCTAAAGTAGAAGTCGGTTATATTCCTTCCTAAGTACTACAGGGAATGGAATTGTTCTTTCAAATTTTATAAGCAAGTTTAACTATCTTAGCATAGCGGGATAGGCTTGACTCAGCGTGAGGATGCGAAAGCCCTCCGGGTACACTACGAAAAGGTGTGCAACCATCGCGGTAGAAGCCACTCTGGCGGTCCCATGCGATGTAAAAGGAAATAGTAACCTGTTGTAACAGTCTCCTGCAACATAAAGAAAGGTTCTATATTAACGAATGCTACCCAGACGAACGCCTAACAGCGGATGGCTACTATCAATTCTTTAATTATTAGATAGTAAGTAGGAAACAACACGGATTCCGCTCATCGAATGAGCTTTACACCTGCCCTCCTACGGGCAAAGACCCAACATCAAGAAAATCTGAGACTCCGGTGCTTATAGAATTTAATCAAAAATTTAAATAATTTTTTAATCTAGTTAACGCTAGATGGGCAAAGTGTATTCAAGCCGTTGTCCCCTTTCGAATGCTAATACCCCTTCGGATTCAGTTACCCCAAAGAGGGTTAACCATTAAAGAAGCAAAAAACCTATAGGGAATTTTGAAAAATATAAAAACGAGAATCGGAAAATAGAAGAATTTAATAACAGAAGCTGACTTTATATAAGTTGGCTATTTTTATGTCTTTCTTTAAAAAAATCCAAAGAGCTTTTTTACAAATGTAACAGAGGCTGCCTCTCACTCCCACCACACGCGCCACTCTATGGGGGTAGGGGAGGGGTCTGGCCACTGTATACCTCGCATTGTATGACAGCCACAGCATAGCCCACAGTACCACAGCACTTGTCCTTGTAGTAGGGGTACACGCTCTTTATATGCTTCAGAGGATACAATACAGCCCTCTCTTATTTGCAAGCCTTAGAGAGTGCCAGTTATCAACGAAAGGTTGTAACTATATTTATCGTAGCTATGCTACGCCGAAGGATTGTGTTAACCTATTATGCTCTCGTGCCTGTTATATACCAATCGGGGTATCGCCTGCGAGAGTCCTGAGGATGGGTGAGGTTTTGGGTATATATTCATAACCATTCTAGCTACTCATATAACATGCTATCATGATAGCACGCTAGCATATGAGGATATTCTTTTCATGTACTCCTTATATAGGGAAAGAATATGATACTTTCTTTTCTTTTCTTTTGGTTTACATTGTTTTGCATAGATAGCGTTATTGCTGACGTTGTATGTTATTTAATGTATATTATAACATATTTTTAATCTAGATTCTTGCCGATTTACTACATAATACTTGACCACTTGACATTTATTTGATAAGATGAAATCGAACAATCAGTTCTGCAACAGATATTTGACAACATCAAGCGGGCAACACAGTAGCAAAAACTATTGAGGTTGGACCAAGCAAGCCGGACAATAACCTGACTGTTCTCGATTGACTCGTTGCATCAAGCAATCAATCAAGAGAGAGGAGCAAGAACAGGCAAGGATAAGGCAAACGATTAGAAAACAAACTTACTAGGCTTTTTAAGACCTTATAAGGTATCACTGGACACTTTTAATAAGTAACACCGGGATTGATACCATTTAACGAATCAAAGAGCTTAGACGCTTATTTTTTAACCTTATAAGAATGACACAAGAAAACAAAAGAAATACAGGCTTGCAATTACTTGCAAGGGTGGGCTTGTCCTACTTGCTATTGCAAAGCCACGAGAATTGAACAAGAGACACCGGATAACGAATTCTGGAACACAATCGAGGCAATACAATTAAAATCACTACTCAAGGCATAGTAGTAAAAACTCTACCGCGTAGCGATAGTGTACAAATAAAGCGCAATTGTAAAATGTTGCGCGCAATTTGTTCATTAAAAGAACAATATCCATTTTCTAACCCTATAATACAATGGAATCATATATAGCAAAACAAAAGAAGAGTGAAACGCTTTTCTCTTCGTCATGTAAGAAGTATGACAAGAAAAATAAACTGAACCGTTCAGGTGAAACCGTTTCGGAATCACTACTCAATACTCTTGAAAACGGTTTGACAATAGAACAGCTTGAAACACTGGGCTTGACAGTTTTCAAATATCAAACTCAAGTCACAATTCATGGAGATTTTCCGAAAATACCAGAATACAGTGTATTTGGATACAAAAGCGTATTTCAGAATAAAAACGGTAGTGTCGGTGTAAAATACGTTGCTATTGACGAAAACAAAAGAAGAGATATTGAAGAGGCGGTTGGACGAAAACAAGCTCGATATACCATTGATGAATTTAAAACGCTTGAAGAGGCGCTAGGATACAAAGGCGGGTGTTCTGAAAGGATACTTAAGAGAGAAGTTCTCGCTTTCAAAGTATAAGACAAGAGAATTTTCAACACTTGCTACTATTTAACGGTGGCAAGGTTGAACATTTTACCGTGTTCAATACATTTTATTTCTTAACCCATATAATAAAATGACAAACAAATTCGACGTATTCATGCAGACAGACTTCGACGAGCAAGAATCAAATGATATTGATTTCTCAGTGACACTCGCAGAAATTGAAGAAGTAGAGCGATTGATTCAAGCGAGCGAATCAGTAAATTCAAGAGTTCTTTCCGTTCTTAATAGATAACACAATAGCTCGTTACACTCACTTTTTAATATCTTATTACATAATAATACAAAATGAAAACACTCAGACAACGAATACTGGCTACGTCATACAAGCGCATGAATACAAACATGGTGCTTTTGTATGGCTTTTCATACCAGGGAGAACAAAAAGAGTACTACGCAGAAACTCTTTTGAGAGACTTTACAGAAAAGGAGATTTTACAAATAATAAAATAAACCATGAAATACATTATACCAACACCGGACAGACATAATTTTCCTACACTCTTTGAACGGTCAAAACTTATGCAATTTGGTTTTTTCCTTGCCCTTGCTTTTGGCTTGACTTGTATCTTTTACGCATAGAGGCTTCACAAACTGCGCTTTTAGGGGATTATGAGCGTAGTAGTGAGGAATGTATTGAGGTTCGCAGAGAAATACAAAAGAATTGCTCAGCTTGCTCAAATATGGCGTACTTAGGAATGGCAAAGACTAAAGCTTGTCCATTTTGCGAAGACATTGGGAGTATTTTGAGAAACATCTCCTATATTGGGGGAATGAACGTAAAAAACAAATAACATATCTATTTCCCCTCTTTCTTCGCTCTCCTTTTATTTAGAACAGGCTCAAAAGGCTTGTATAGGGGATAAAAGGGGAGTAAAAAAGGAGGGGAGAACATAACGCCATAATTTAATTACTAACAACTTATAAAATGAGCTATTCTTCAGACTTAGCAGAAGATGCACAAATGGGGGAAGAAGCACAAATTGAGCGCAGATACGAAGAATGGAAAGAGGGATACCACACAGACAGAAACGGAAAACGTCACGATGTTTATAAAATGGACATAGACCACCTTAGAAACACAATAAAACTTTTCTCAAACACTGGCTGGAATACAAGAGAGCTAGAGAAGGTATTAATTCTTCGTACCAATAGAAACTAACAATTTAATTACTAACAACTTATAAAATGACAGTAGAAAAATACATTACCAAAAAAGACACGTTTAATAATTATTTGGGATATGTCCACATGGACGAATATCCGCAGATACTTGATGACGATTTGCCAGACGCTTTTAATAACTGGCTTGACGACTTACCGCAAGAGCTACTCATTGCACACGCTGACGTGTTCTCAGGAATACAATGTAAACTAATGCTATCTGGCGAATAAAAAGACTAAATAGCACAATGACACCACTTTCTAATAAAAACGCCATCAGCACACTTTAAAACACTATACAATGGACATAGACAAACCAAATTTCGAGAGATTCCTACGGATTGAGTGGGCGCACATATACGAAGACGAAGAAAACGAGTATATTGTAGATTTTACGGACTGGTTAGATGACATATATACAGACGAATGGATACAATATGCGGATATTTACGCAAACAACTATTTAGTAAAACACAATAAAGATGAATAATTATGATGAACACTTGGCAGAAATGGCAGAACGAGCAACATCAGAGATTGACTTTGTGGAATACGTTGTAGTCTATAATGGAAAAGATAAATTCTATGAGGACGGATACGCTGAAACGGAAAAAATACTCGCAAAAGAAGTTTACAGAGACACGTGTAAAGAAGTAGACAACGGAATAGAAGTACTTGCGGAAGTATCACTCGTGAAACGGTTTCACTTTGTAGCGACTGACGAAACAGAAGAAGAAACTCTTAAAATTAACACTTAATAAAATGACACTTAAAACAACGGTTTCAGAGAAGAAAAAGAATCTAAAAGAGTACGCGCTAAAAGTAGGGGCTACCATTAAAAAGTTTCATCATATACCAGAAATTCATGAACACTTTATGTTTGCAGAGGTAGTTTTGGACGGTGGAGAACTGGCACAATGGAATTACCCACTACTAAAGGGGCTATTGAACGAGTCAGTTTATTCTGATGATTTACCCTTTTAAAAATGAAAACAACTATAAAAAACCATTTCGAGAAGAACCTTTTGAACGGTAACCCAACAAAAGACGCACAAAAAACAACGTGGCTGACTCCGGTACACGTTCTAGAATACCTTGAACAGTATTTTGATATTGAACACGTAAAAGAAGGCTTCGGAACAAATAAGGCAACCAATACATTCTTAAACCCAGTAAAATGAGTAAATACACTGATTACGTTCGAGAGTTTCAAGAAAATAATGAGTACGGGTTATATTTTATTGAAAATCAATTAAAAAAACACCTTGAAACAAATAAGGAAAACCAAGTAGAGATAGAACATATACTTGATTTCTTGTTTTCAACAAAGAAGAAGTTGGAAAAAATTGGTTATAAAACGATTAAAGAAAAGGCTGATAAATGGACTAAAACACTACAAATGGGAGTAATAGTAGATAATGAAAAAGAGGGGTATTGATTACGAAACCGCGTTGGATTTTAAAGACGGATTTCGTGTTGTAAAGCTTATGTCAGAAAACGCATACAAAAGAGAGGGGAAAAACATGAGTAATTGCGTCGCTAGTTATTATGGAAGAGACGTAGAAGTATATAGCTTACGTGATAGTAAAAACTTACCACACTGTACTATTGAAAAGGACGTACAAATTAAGGGGAAAGGAAACGGTAAAATACACCCAAAATATATTAAATATATTGTCGGGTTTCTCGAGTGGGCGGGGATGGATGTACGAGCAGAAGAAATGAAGAACCTTGGTTATGTAGATATCAGTAAAATAAAGCGCGAGATTAATTGGAAAGAATTAGACTTATTTAATAATAAATATTTACCAGACAATAAATTAGACACCATTAATGACAGGGATGGTGAGGAATATAATAGCCTTAAGTTGTGGGATTTAAAAGGGATTGTTGAATTTAGCAATGATTTTAAGTTTAAAATTAATTTTGAATTCTCTAAATTTGCGTCTTATTTTAAGAGCAAAAGAAAGAAGAACAGTAGCGGTGACTTTACTCAAATAGGAAGTAGCGGTGACTCTGCTCAAATAGGAAGTAGCGGT